CTACCCCTGCGTGTCCACCGTTATAGTTTTGGTTGCCGAGTATGTTAAAATCAAAACGCAATGTAAGTGTGCCATGTGTTACGTTAGGATCAGGTGCAACAATCAATGTATTGCCATACGGATTGAGTTGATAGTTGTGATTGGTTGTATCTTGAAATGTTGTGCTTTGTGTTGTTGTATCTATACCATTACTAATAGTTTGAGTCATTGTAAATTCTGACTCTGTAGGATTCCACCATCTGACTTGTGCATCAAAGTTAGATGTAAAACCTTGTTGCATTTCTTGTATGCTTACATAATCTTCAGAGTTTATTGTTGTCTCTGCATACGTGTTGTGTTTACCAGTCAGCCAAGTCGACTCATTGATGTCAGAATTATCTGGGAACATCGTGCCAACCCAACTACCATCATTAAAATCTTGTGATATTAAGTTGTTTGTAGTGACAAGGTTGCCAGTTGTAACAGTTTTGATTGTTGTGGTATCGCCTACGTTGGGAGTGTCAGGTATTACAACGACATCAGCGATGGTTGTTGATGATATTAGTAGGCTCACCATTACCATCAAGAATATATTTATCTTTTGCATCTAACTCCCCAAGTATTTCATTATCTATTTGCTCTGTTATGCGGAGTGTTTTTACATACTCCTCATAGTCTGGTCTTAACTTGCCATACTTTTCCCATTCAGCTTTAGCCTCTAATCCAATCTTACCATTGTAAGGACAGTAAGTCCCAGCCATCGACATTGCACTAAAAACCCTTGAGTCTTGACACATAATACCTATTGCCGCAACTTTCATTCCCATATCGTGCAAACTCTTAGCTAGTTTTAATCTTTCACAATTTAGATCACGCTTTGTCATTCCTAAACTAGCACCAAATGAAAATGTTTGACCACCTGCTGATATGCCAACAGTGCATAAGTCTTGTGACATAGCCGATATACTAGGAGCAGACGCTGAAGGCACAGTGCGTGTATCACCTGTATAACTGTTGTTATTGTTGTTGGTTGTGTTAGTTGTACTTGTGGTTTGCGAAGATCCTGTTTGATAGTTTGTTGTAGCCTCACTGTGATAGCCACCAGTAATAGCAGTGTTGGTAGCAGATGTGCCAGTTGTAGATTGTGTATTGGTTGTAGCTCCAGAGCCTGTTACGTCTGCCATAGCATTGTCCATCAACGCACTAAAAGCCCACAGCATAAGTACCGTTATACCTACTGCAATAATTATGTTTTTAATCATATAATTTTTTGATCTTAAGTCTTCCCATGTCTTCATATAATTCTGCTTTTACTTCTTTACATTGCATATAGATACCTTCTTGGTCTTCACCAATGTTTCTAGTAACAATACGTTTTTGTTTTAGGCAATCACTCATACCTGCTGTTGGCATCATTTCTACAACAGAACCGTTCTGTATCATAAGAATAGCAAATACAACTTTAATGGTTTCCATTCTTTCGCTCTTCCAAATCAATTAATCTTTCTTCATGGAACTGTATGACCATCTCATTCTTTAGTATAAGAGGTATCTCAGCTTCCATTTGTTCTTTAAGTTTTTCTACATTGGTAGATAGATACTCGACCAACATATATAACTCTTGGACTTGCGGACTGACCATGTTGCCTTTAGGCACACCGTCTATAAAAGTATTGGCAGCTTCTAAATCTTTCTGCATCAACTGTATGGTTGTTTCTGTTTTGTTAAGACGTTCTACGATTGTAAAGTAACTCATAGTGCCTATGGCTACTGCTGCGAGGATTGCTAGTAAGTTACGTGCAGGGAGCGAGATAGACGTGTTGTCGGATAATTTCATACCTCATCCATGTCAACGTATCTGTTTTCACAATAGAATCCAAATGTCTTGAGATCATTGCCATCTAAGGTTCTGTGCATCTCAAGAAGTTCATCTATCATGTCTACTTTGTTCTCCCATGTATATTCAATACACTCAAACTTAGTATCAAAAGATTTAATCATATAATCTGTCATCTTTGGCTTATCTACATCGTGGTAGACTAGCATTGCGGTTATGACCCAGATCATTTTTTAATAAACATTTTAGCTGCTTGTCCAGCTCCCTTAATTCCAAATGATGCACTGATTGCTATGTATAATAAGTGCTGGTAGTACGAAGGGAGTTCTTGTAAAGCAATGAACCCAGTTTTAACAAACTCTTGACAACCAGGAATAAAAACGAGAACCGCAGGAGCGAGTAGCACCACCAAAGAAACTTCATCTTTCCATGAGCCTTGCATCTGATTTACTGCTGATGCTTCCCAAGATACTTTGCCAGCTATTTGTTGTTCTTTTAATGCTGTAGTAGCTTTAATCTCAGTAAGTTTTGCTTGAGATTTAGCTTTTCTTGTTTCGACTACACCTTTAACAACATCACCAGCCACCCCTAAGAGAGGCTTAATTAATAATTGTAACATATATGTCCTTATAAGTTTTGTATGATATGACTAAGCTCTATGCACCGAGCAGGTGTTTGTTTGTGCCATAGACTGTCTCGCATTTGTTTACCTGCCTCTGGAAAATCTTTTTTGCCAATAGCTGCAAACATCTTACGAAACTTTCGTACTCCGCTTTGACCAAGTTGAAAACACATCTCAGTCAGTACGCCTTCTATCGTTTCTTTTTTCTTGTCTTCTAATTCTGAGAACCCTGTACCAGTTAGGTGTTCGTAAACTAATGTCTTTGCACCTTCATGTGCTTTATCGTAATCTTTGTCAAATAATGCAATCCAACCTTCTTGCGTAGTGGGTACATCTTCACCATCTAATATCTTGTGTCCGTAACCACCAGTTAAGAAACCTTCTGTGCAATGGTATGGACTTAATCTATAGCCTTCGTGTGCTTTTATGCGTTCTTTTACTTCGTTCATTTTATTGTATACCCTGACGGTTGTGTAGATAGTTTTGGCAACTTGTCAGGTTGATTGCCTTGTAATATATCTTCTGTGTTTTTAAACAGATACCAAACAACAGATCCTATGATGCTATCTCTAGTAAATGTTTCTGATATTTCTTTGAGAGAACAACCATACTGCAACAGTAAAGATACTGCTTTGCCAGAACTGCGTAATTCTCTGTCTAATGTGGACTCTGATTTCTTTGTCTTTACCCATACTGCTACAGGTGAAATTCCACTATCGCTTACAAGGTAATCCATTGTTGCTACGATGGGCATTTCGTCAATCAACATACGAACATTAACGGATCTCATCCTGTTTGGAATCTCCATGCGTGCCACGTTATTCATAATCTCTTTCTATTATCATTTCCAAGTAATGTATAGCTTTTTCTATATCTTCTTTTTTACCCTTGTATTTGTGCCTACAAGCGTACTTGATAACATTGCCTTCCGCATAGGGAAGATTATTGATGTTTATAAATTCTGCTGGTTGTATGATAAATCTTTTGTAGTGATCGCCTTTTACTTGCTTGTCCAGTGTCTTCATGGACACACTTTATTCCAACGACCTCCTTTTGACAATACCATTGGTAATAATTTTGGCAGTCCATCTATAATTATTCCACAGCCAATAATAGGTCGAGACTTTTGTGTTTTGCAATACTCGAAAGCCAAAGATTTTGCATCTATAAGACAGCCAACTTGCATACCCCAGTTAAGGTTATTAGGGTTAGCCCAGTACAAAATAGAATATGAGGAATGATAGTGGCCTTGAACTGTAGGGCAACCATATTGTTGTGCTACTTTTAAGACATTATTTGATTTGCCATGACAAAAATAAACCTGTTGTCCATTTGACATGGTAATAAGAAGATCATCGTGCCATTTCCAACCAGGCCCTACTTCTAAAAACTCATTATAGGACTTCATGGCAGCCCTAGGCAAGCCACTAGCTTTTTGTCTACGATAAACTAATGATCCATGGTTAGAATCCATCAGATCCATAACAGGAAATAGTTTTTCCATAGCGTGTATTGTAGGCAGTGATTGTTTGTGTTCGTCTCCTGCACTATATAAATCAGGATCACTGTCGTGAAAACTTATAGCGTGTGAGTCAACTTCATCACCTATATGAATTACACGATCAGGCTTGTATTTTTTCTTAATAGTTTTTAAAAAAGGAATTAAATCAGGATGGTGATAAGGACAATGAGTATCTGAAATAATCAGTATGCACTTATTTTTCATACTTAATATTTAGTTGATTTGCACCAAACGTGCAAGACTACATCAAAGTACGTATGATTAGGTAACACATTTGTAAGAAAACAGTGGATCCTATAAACCATACAAGAGTTCTCAGTTGTCTCATATCTCTTTCAATATGAAACAAATGATTATCCCTGAGGGTAGTAAGCTTGTTGTCCATTAACTCAAGTTTACCCTCAATACGGATAATAGCTTCTTTATTTTGTTGTTCCATCAGTTTCTTTAGATTCTACTTCTGGAAGTTCAGCTTGAAGCTGTGCTGTCCAATAATTAGCAACAATATCTAAATCAGCTTTTTGTTCAGCAATTCTTATAATTTTATTATAAGATACTTTACCTTTATTAGACAATTTAGATTCGTCATATTCTTTATTGTTTAATGTAAACATTTTATCTCCTA